CCAGTATTCTCAATCGTTACTTGGCAAGTTTGGTAAGGCGATATTGCATCCAGCTCAAAATAGGTAGAGCTAGGCGGATTCGTAACAATAGTAGTTGTGCCACCACCCGTTGTCGTAGTGGTAGTCCCTCCAGCTGTTGTAGATGCTGCTTCTGTAGTTTCAGTTGTAACTGTAGAAGCCCTACGAAACCGCTCAAATTCACGCTGGGTTTGTGGGTCATTATGTCTCCATCCAGTTTTCATCCGTATGTCTTACGCTGATGCTCGCTTGACATAACTTGAACAGAACGGATGCTTGTAAGGTAATGAGCGCTTTCAATAGTGATGCGTCCACGACGATACTTCGTAAATGGGCATACAAGCACCAAAGACTCACGGGTAGCATTGATGTCGTCTGGCGATACTGTCGTGCCACCTGGTGTCTCTATGCGCGTTGTAAATGGATTTACACCACCTTGTGCGTTCATGTTCAGTGCAACAAGATCAAACACTAACGTAGGCGTTTCCCCTGCATATGTTGTCGAGCGCGCCTCAAACCTAACCACAGGATCAGCAGCAGAAAGAGGAGCTGTAGTAGCATTGAAATAGCGGTATCCGAGATAGTTTCGAGTATCATATTGAGCGTCGAGTACAATCTTACTAAGAATGCTATCTGACTCACCATCTCCAATAGCATGTGTTACTACTCGCCCAGGTATTTCACGAAACGGAAAATAACGTGGTAGTGCTGGAAGAGTTGTTGTGTAGTAAACATCTCCTACGGCTACATTGGTGTAATACTCGTCATAGCGAAAATTAGCTCGTGGCTGAAACAATACCGTTTTAGCTTTGAGTGTAGCATGACTTGTACGACGATAAACCTTTGGTGACGTATGCTTACCAATATTAAACTTCATACGCCCACGCTTAGAGTGAGTGTATGGTCTATTATTGGATGACCAGTGTTGGAAGCTGCTCATTAGAAAAACTCTCGCGTACCAGTTTTGTCAAATACATTAATTGGCTGCCCAAACGTAGGCAGATCAATATACTCTACGCGCCATGTTTTACTACCAAAGCTGTAAATCAAACGATATTCTTGCTCAGGTGTTTGTGCATTTGGCACTTGACCTAGATCACCTATAGTCGTAAATGACATAGCTGGCGATGACACAACAAGCTCGTTGCGTGATTCATCATAGCTCACTTCGAGATATGGGTTGTACCCCTCGTCATTGTAAGGAAATCGTGGCAATGAGATTTGCGTAGCATAATACGGTGGGTTATCTGTTGCCATTGCTTTGTAGTATGTCAATACTGGCTCAGCAATGTTGCTAGGCATACGACCGTCTGAAAGCCACACACCTGACTCGTTACACCAAAATACCCCATCGGGTGTAGTAACCACCGTCTTAGGGCTAAAAGTACCCTGACCGGGTATCTTATCAAGGTATTCCCACGTAGACACATCGCCAATCGTCGGCATTTGAATACGATGGCATTCATGACGACTAAACGTCCATAGCTGCTCACGATACTCAGTAATAGCCGTATGTGGCATACCACCAACTTTGAGGTAGTTTTCTTCACTGAAAATGTCAAGGGAAATCACACCACTTTGGATGTCGCTATATCGAATAATAGCTTGCTCTTCTTCCCCAAATTTATCAATACAGCCACCGAGAAACGTACGGCCCTTGATATTTGTAATGCATCGTGCACCAATACCTTGCCAGTATTTGCCAGATGAGTTGATTTGCAACGGTGTGCTTGTTGCAGGGTAGTCCCACAAAATAAAATCTGGGGTAAGACTGCAGTCAACATCGTTTAATACAGTGTTATCACGTTGTTGCCCAACACTAATGATGCTGTCGCCAAGAGATAAATAACAATTGGTTGGTACAGGTTCACCACTGTATTGCTCCTTCCATTTAGCGTATTCATCCCAATTGTAAAGAGGTTGTCCATCGCCATCTAATACATGCGATTTGACTAGCCGATATTTGGTTAGATCCTCAAAGTCTGTTGTAGCTGGTTGCATATAAATGCCTGGCAATGGATCATCTATATTTTGTAAACCAACTGAACGGAATAACGACTCGTCACCAGATTCAGCTACGTAAAAGTTAATAGCTTCAACACCCATGTCAACTAACTTTGGAATTTCACTTGTTTTAATTTTGATAGTGAAATACACAAGGTTAGGCGCTGTATGATTACGACGATAACCAGCTTTGTTGTTATCGACAAAATCACCTAATCCAGGAGTAGTGGCGGATGGCGGTGTTGGTGCCGATGGCAAATAATGAGGAGCAATATCCAAATGCCAGTGGAAAATCCACAATGCTTTCCCATTAGCGGCTACATAGTTTGCATTATAGTTAAGGTTTGATTCATACCTAGCTACATCTGCTACAAACTCAATGCTAGTTGTCGGATTAAATGGCTCATAACAATATGGCTGCAAATCAGGATAAGCATAATAATCTCGTCCTAAACCACTAACGAAATTATTCTGCACGTCTTCTGGGTAACTTTTAGAAGCCCCAACATATCCAGTCACGCGGTACGAATAACCACGCACTCCAGCAACAATGTAGTTATTGCCATTTAGCTTTGATGTTTGCGTTTTGAATAAGGCAAACTGTTGCTTAATGCTAGTAGCGCTTGGAGCTTGGGTATAGTTGTTTGGTATAGGCGCTAAACCAAGATTGTGGTCAGTATGGGATGCATTTTGGTAATTGTCTTGAAGCCACCACATTGAAGGGTATGCTGGATTGATGTTTTGCTGTATTGTGTAAACACCTTTTTGTGCTACTACTTCAGCACCTCGAATTTTGAAAGTACATACCCATGGTATTTGTTCGCCTTTCATCCACGGACGTGGGTTATTAGCTTCCAAATAATTAGGTAACTGTACGCCAACAACCCAGTAAAAAGATTTACCTGTAACGCTCTCTTTGTTTGATCCTGATTCACCATTAGCAACTTCGACCTGATTCGTGTTAATCGCTATAACTTTACCTTCGCGACTAGAACCGCCTTTGCTAATGCTTACATTTTGAATGGCAATTTTGCCAATTGTGCCATTAGGATCATATCCTTTGTATTGTACTTTCCATCTTGCCGTTCCATCATCCACAATAGGGATGTTGTTCAATATTTCAATGGATTGTATATGCGAAGAATACTCTTTAGCATATACCCAAGTGTAAAGCACAGGTAATTGTTCAGGTGCTACAAAGCCTGGCGACCATGCATAGGTCGGAGCTGCTGAGTTATATTGTTTTCCTTTGAATTCAATTGCTACAATTTCGACTGCACCTTGCGGCACATCAGTAGCTAATTGTGGCAAATACGTTGACATTGGCGACCCAATCACTTTGGGGTCAGTAATGCACAAACCAGTGACATATGCCTTAAACGACACCATTGTCGATGCATTTCTGGCAACATATTGGGATGGATACATTACCTTAAATTGGCTGTATTTATCTGATGTAGAATAGTTGGGCGCCAAATCATTTAAAGCATTTGGTGACGACCCAATTATATTCCAATATTTACGGTTATCTGTACGCTTGCGACGAAGATCCCAATACGTCCATACATAACATGGGTACATATCATTCTTTACCCAGTTTTGGGTATAGTTAAACGTACCTACGTCATTAGGAGCTAGATCGACTGCAACGTCAGTAGTGATAACAAGATTGCCACCATGACGTGCGTGATCAGTGTAGGTTCCGCGAATATCCCAACCAGGATAAACGCTAGGCTGAACAGTAGTACGAATGGAACCCAAAGGAGCAGTAAGAGTGCCATCAATATGCGGATTGCGCCAACGTGGTTCATTAGCTGAATTAATATGCGTCGCATAATGTACTACCAACGTTCGTTCTTGATTAGTTGTGCCATACCCAATAATGTCTCGAATAAAGAACACGATTACATTCTGACCAATAGGCTTGTTATACGGTACAGCCGTAGCTCCTAGGAATGTAACTTTGTCAGTGTAATCAGCAGTGATTGGGTTTGGATTAGGATCACGGTCAATAAGCAATGTGTAACGATCAATGTCTACGTTAAGCACCGTATTCTGATTAAAGCCCGCAGGAACGCCAACCGTCTTAACCAATCCAGCGTCAATGTTCCAATCTACCGAGCGTACGTATCCATAACCATA